TTTCTTATTCCATTCCAAGACCAAGAAGAACTAATAAAAAATCCAGAATGGATTCGGTTTGTAGAAAGCATGGAAAAAATAATTATGAAAAAAACCAAGCATCTTTGTGATAATTGTAAACATCAAACAACTTGCAGAACAGCGAAAAGATATGCAAAAGAAAAATCGACTATGTTGTATTGTGGGAATTATGATAAAATATCAAAAAACGGGTAAAATTATGAATAACGGTGGCATTGATTTTTATATCGTTTCACTCGAAAAAAATATTTTAAGGCTTAAAATTGCTAAAAAACAAATAATAAAATCTTATAAAAAAGCATTAAATTGTATATTGCAAGAAACAAAAACTATTAAAAAAGATATATGCAGAGCACGAAAAGGTTTAAGATATTATAAAAAAGAAATAAATAAATTAAAACAATTGTGATTTTAATTACTTTTTTTCTTATAAAAAGTAATTATGCTTTTTTCTTGCTTACAGACTTTTTAGTTAGCTTCGCTGTTTGATATGACAGCGAAGCCGCTGCCGCATAAAGAAAACTTTTTAACAGCCCTTTCCCGATTATTTCTAATAGCGGCAGCGCCTGGTATTGATTCCACTCTGCCATTATTGATATGGCAGCCATTGGAACACCCAGGATTAAAACAATTACTTTCCATACATTATTATTTACCACTTTCTTTTTCGTTATCCGTTTGATCACTTGAATTATTGTGATTATTGCCGCTATCAATGCAGGATCGATAATTGCGTTCATAAAAAGACCTCCTATTTTCAACACTTTGCTTATAAAACTTTACCATAAAAGCATCGTATGTGTCAAATTTTTTAGGGTTTTGTTCTCTATATAAGATTAAGTACATATACATAAGTAAGCCATTTTCAATTGCCGTCTGTAAAAATATTCCTTGCGCCTTAAAAAAAGCTTTCATTATATGCGGTACACGTGTCATAGTTCTGCCTGCATCTTGCTTGTCGATCATATCGAATTCTTTTTTTATTTTTTCTACAACTTGTTCCGGGGTTAAGTCTTGGAAATCTTTAAATATTTTTTTCATTTGTTATCTTGTAATTAAAATTTATTATTGTCTTAAGTTGATTTTTAACTTTTATATAAATATTTGATTCTTTAAAAGTTATTTGGCTTATCATATTATTTCTTTTAATGTAAATATCTATAAGCGGCTTAAGAATTGTAACATGATATTTGCACGAAGCATATGCTTTAAGAGGATTGAATAACCCCCAATGACCATTGTATGTAGTTAGATAATGTCCTGCTGGTTTATGTATGCAGCCCGGGAATGCGCATTTTCCACCCCATAGAGTTATAACTGCTTTATTACACAATTTAAAAAGACGAATAAATTTTATAGCGCTTAAATATTTTCCCATAATCAAAATGTCAATGGCGTATAATCAATATATTTTTCATAAATGCCGGTTAGCATATCCTCTGCATCGTCGTGCTCCCATGTTCCTTTAATTTTTATACCGTTCACATGTTTGTAAAATTCAGGCCAGCGTAAATTCCAATCAAAAGGCATTATTATATTATTCGTAACATTTGTACGATTGGTCAAAATGCGCGCCTGCTTATTTTCTGATTGTGTAAATTCATTGACCGAACAGAAATAGCATTTACGCTCTTCTAGGATACGCCGTATATTCCTGGCATAGGCGTGGCCGCCTGAATTTGATTCAATAATTCCGGTGGTGGCCTTAAGTTTAATTATTGTGTCGCAGGTTTCAATTTCTGTTATCTCTGCATTAATTTGCGTATAAATAATTTCCAGCATATAAGCCTTGCCTTTAAGATATCCAAAAAATCCTCCTGCCAAATAATCGTCCCCTTGATCTGCTGTATCCTCATAGAATCCTACAAACTCGAACTTTTCCGGCAAAGTGTTTTTATCATAAGTTTGAAAAGGCGCATACAAATAACCTTCAAGTTCCATTATTTGTTGCATATAGTTAGCCGCAAAAATATCTACATTAGTTAATGTTTTGCGATTAAGGTAATCCTCTTTTGTCATAATTGATGGGTCAAGCATAATATCATGTTCAACATCATAAGCAGGGAATTTAATAACCGCCCATTCCTTTCCCTCTTTTTCCAACAATTTACCGCAAATGTCATCTTTTCCCCACCGGTGCATAACAACTACAATTCGCGCTTCAGAGTTTTCTTTACGGCTTAACAAGGTATTGACCACATACTCCCAATCGTCGGCTGTGCGCTTTTCATTGTAATAGTGCACAGCATTCTTGATAATATCATCAATAAGCGCAATGTTAAACCCGATTCCGGTCTGCGTGCTAGTTGGTGAAGTCGACAAAAAAGTGAAGTGTTGCCCTTCCAGGCTCCAACATTCTTTAGCGCCATCACCTTTTTTAATTCTAACGTCTGGGAATATATCCTGAAAAGTTATAGCACCATCTCCAAAAACTTCGCTTTCAATTGTGTTTCTAATATCCTTTCCAAACCTTACCGACAAATCCCTATTATAAGACACTGCAAAAATCTTTTGATTTTGATAATTACCTAACATCCAACAGGTAAAAAGTTTTAAGGTCAAAGTTTTTTTAGCACGTGGCGGCATGTTAATAATAAGTTTTTTATACGGCCTGCCTTCCTTATTTTTCATTCTTGATTCATAGAATGCCTGCAAATAATTACAAAAATAAAATAGATATTTTTTGCGAATAGCACTAAATTCATTCTCGCGTTTCATTAGTTCGGATATGATGGGGTCAATATGCAATGCTTTTTTTTCTACTGCATCTATGATATTATCATAGTTTTTGTATTGGATAAGTAGCGCTTTTGCATCTTGGCTTAATCCAGGCAAATCAAAGTCATAGCATGGATATACAATTTTTGAGTCTTTAGTTACATATCCATGATACGAATAATAATCCGAAAACATCAATGAGCAATAATGATAGAAATTTTGTTGAGCCATTTGGATATTAATTTTGCGGTAATTGGATAATTTTAATTGCATATTATCCTGTTAGCCTTTTGTTAGCTCTTTGCATAAGTGTCATAAATAATTCTTTTTGGTATTCAGTAAGCCCAATATTATCTATATCGATAGTGGCAGCAATAGCCGGGTGAAAAATTACACTTTCGGTTTTTGATATCAGATCGGTCATAAGTTTAATTCCCATTGCCTTTACCCGTGAATCGGGGTCTTTTATAAGCTCCATAATATTGTCAAACATGACAATAAGATCATTTTTGCCGTCCGGATTATCTGGTCTTTTTTTCAGTAATTCCTTTAAAATTAAATCTTGAACATGAATATTTATTTTTTCTTTGCGCGCTTTAATATTCTTATAATGTAGATTAGGTTCAATTTCCCATTCGCCACCGTTAGATTGATCGTCGCTCATAATGCTTTTTAATTCGTGATATTTCATTTATGAGCTTTTCGCTAGTATCAAAAGTGGAACCCCGCACCTCTTCTAAACAATCTGGGCATAAGGTTAATGATAGATCGACAATTCCTGTCATTTGAGAAATCAATGGAAATGTTATTGGAGTTACTTTTTTCTGTTTACATTCGCAATTATTACAACTCATATTATGCCTCGTTTTTAAAATATAGCATTTTTCTTAAATAGTCAACTATACCTTACTATTTTAGTAATGTATGCTTGACATATAAATAATAATACATTACTATTTTTGTCATGAATAATTCAATTCAAGCATTATTAAGCCGTCAATACTACCATGAACTTTCAAACTCGGTCAAATATCAACGTTTTTGTCATATGGCATATATAGCCGGGTTAAATGGTATAGCCCAATTCCTTAATTCGCAGGCAAAAGGTGAATTTTTGCATTCTCAAATTGTAGCTGACCATATTAAAGATATACACATGGTTATTGAGCCGGGTATAATTGAGATAGCACCCCCGAACGATGTAGAAACGAAATTTGACTTACTTTCCACCTTTTCAATGATTCTTGAAATTGAAAAAACTACAACCGCCATGCTTATGGAAATCAATGCAACCGCGCAAACAGTTGGTGCTATGCTTACCAGTCAATGGCTTAATGACCCGGCTGGACTTCTTAAGGAACAAATCGAAGAGGAATATGCCATTGGTCTAATCCTTAAGCGCATCAAAAATAGAATGATCGGTGAGTCTATCCAGGGCGGAATTGACTATGACATTGATATGTGGATAGAACAGGAGTTTAATAAGTAAATGGATTTTTTGGGATTTGGTAAAAAAAAAGCAACTTCTCGAAATGACAACAATTCTACACCTGCTACAATTCAACAGGTGTTTGAACGCCTCTGGTCAAGGCCGCCCGGCGGTAATACCCTTGCCAAGCTTGAAGCTTATCACGTATCACCATTGCTCGAAGACTTGCACCGGGTAAGCGATGACCTGGCAGCGGACGCGCGCCATTTCAAAGTATATCGAAAGGCGGAGTGGATAGCCAATGAGCACAAAGCAAAGCCCATTGACCATCCTATATGGGCGTTGCTTGAAAAGCCCTGCAAATCAGAGAAAAACATAGATTCATTTTCGTTCTATAAGTTTTTCCCAATTTATTATGAACTATGTGGAGAATTCGCCTTTATTATTATGCGTGATGCCCGTGGATTGCCCTATGAACTTTTTACAGTTCCGCCAAACTGGATTCTTTCTTTTCCTTCGTCAACGATGCCTTACTATCGCGTCAGCTCTACCACAGGAACTGGCCGTTCGCGTTATATAATGGTCGACCCGAATGATATGTTAATAATGCGAGATTGTAACGCTTGGAATCCTTACGATCGAGGACGGGGCGCTGTCGAATTAATGGACGATGAAATTGATCTTGAAAATTTTATGATCAAATATCAAAAAGATTTCTTTTCCAATAATGCCACCCCTGAAATTATTGTAAGTTCCATTTTTAGGTCACAGCAAGATATAGATGCTGCCAAGCAGTCATGGATTGATAGGTTACGCGGAAAAAATAGAGCGCCTGCTTTTATCAATGGCGACAAAACAATAGTTACGCCAGTTGGAATTAATCAGCGTGAGGCTGATTATGTCAAATCACGTGCAGGACTTTTTGATCAAGCGCGTCAACATTTTGCTGTTCCCCCAGAGCTTAAGGGACAGGTGGAAAACTCTAACCGTGCAACAATTGAAGCGGCAGAGCATATTTATAGTAAATTTACTCGCAAACCAAAATTAGATAAATGGGAGTTTTTTGTTAATGACAAATTAGTTATGCAGTATCCCGATGGTGATCAAATAATTGTTATCTATGATAATATTGTGCCTAATGATTTATTGTTTAAACGCGACACCGGACTACAAGGATGGAATGCAAATTTGCTTACTCTCAATGAAGCGCGAGAATCAATTGGCTATGCTCCTGATAACACAGGCATTGGAGATAAGCGGATGCGAGAACTGCTTCCTGCTCCTACATCCTTTAGTGGTGAGACATTGGTACAGGAAGCAGAAGCGCAGCAAGAACTTGAAAAAAGTATTGTCGACCTTGTGACGATTAAAAGCTATTCCCCGAATATAAAAAAAGCCTATTGGGATGAATTTGTTACAAAGGCAGAAAAAGAAGAGCCTGGCTTTATTGCAGCATCTGCCGCATTTGGAAGCAAACAGGAAGCGGAATTTAAAAAGCTATTGTCCTCGAAGCTTAAAAAAAGCATGAGCGCCAAACAGCAAGAGGCCGCACTTAATGAGGCTTTAGATGAATATTTTAATAAGAGCTTAAATATTTCTGTTGTAGCTGCTTTAAAAAAACCGTGGGTAAAATCCATTTATAATGGTGTTAAGACCGCATCAACTCTAATAGGCGCAAAGCCCGAATTCTATTTGTTCGATGAAAGTATAACAAAGTTTTTAAATAAAAAAGGGCTTGATAAAGCCAAGCAAATCAACTTAACAACAAAACTTGAACTACGCGACACAATATCACAAACAATTAAGAATGCCGGGTCAATCATGGATATTGAAAAGAATATCCAAGAGACTTATGGAAAACTTATCGGGCAGGATATGCCAGCAAGTCGAGCTGAAAACATCGCGCGTACGGAAACAATCGGCAGTGCCAACTATGGGGCGCTTGAACGTTACAAGAAATCTGATATTGAAGAAAAAGAATGGTTACCGGAATATGATGATAGAGTTAGAGCATATTCAGAAGGCAATAAGTTTGATCATACATCGGTTGGTGTTCCTAATCCTGTAGTTCCAATAGATGAACCTTTTGAAGTGTCTGGTGAGCTTATGCAGTATCCAGGTGATAGCAGCATGGGCGCAAGCGCCGGAAATATTTGTCAATGCCGATGTGTGGTGCTTGGTAGAAAAAAGTAATGGAGGGGTAGAATGGACAAAACAAATTTAAGTAGTATGTATGCTGGTAATCCGCGAGTTATCACAGAAAATGGAGCTGTTATCAATATTGGTTCGCTTCTTATGAACTCGATGGGCGGCACAGGTTTTAAAGTGATCACAGACACCGCAGCACACGCAGCTCCAACAGACAAAGTCTTTATAGGCTTTTTTGTCCAGGATAATGCAACTATTGCAGCTATGACTTTTCCATCCGAATATGTAGGCGATACTGCCATTGCAACACAGCTTTTTCAGATAGGAATGTATGTGCCTATGACTTTTTCATCTGTGACATTAACAAGCGGCAAGATTCTTGCCTACTTTGGAGATACCCCCAATGCTTAATTTTATGCTTCGATTGCCATCGGTATTTTATCGACGTTTAAGGCAGATAACAGCATGGTGCCTTAATACTGACGTTACGTACGATTTTAATAAAATTTATATCTGGGACGATTCCGAAAACTGGGACGATTCCAGGATATGGAAGGGGTGACATATGGCCGGTTATGACCCATTAGTCAATTTAGAGACTGCCTCCGCACATAGGGCAAAAATCAATGCGCAGCTTTTAGAATTATACACAGACATCACATTGCTTAATAATATTTTTGCAGATACTAAAGAGCCAACAGGCTTTCCATGTGATGCAACCGGACAGCCGGATGTTGCCAGTTCTGCTATAAGCTTTGTAGTTGGGACTCGCACTTTTACAATTACACCAACAGGCACATCTTACTATTATTATTACCAAGGAACAAAAGTCACCCAGAGTGTAGCACGCACTGTTGTGATAGGAGATGTGGAAGGTTTACACCTTATCTACTTTGATAGTGATGGGCTGTTACACGAAACACAAACCATAGACTATGACCACGTAGAGAATAAAGTGCTTGTAGCCTGGGTGCTATGGGATTTTACAAATAAGACAGCATTTTCTTTGTTAGACGAACGTCACGGGATGCGTATGGATGGCGCTACGCATTGGAGGCTACATAATCATGCCGGATATATTAACGAATCCGGGGCGCTTCTTGCAGATTTTGTGACAGGAGGCAATGGCTCCCTGGCTTCACATGCGCAGTTTTCTATTAGCCAAGGGGTATTCATAGATGAAGACTTACGCAGCACTTTGGCGGCAGTAACATCTACAACGGGGATCCCTGTCATGTACAAAAGTGGTGTTAATGGATATTTGCGATTTGCGAATAATGCAGGCTTTCCAGTGATCACTACGGGAACAGGCAGGCTTGCTTACAATCCAGACCCGGGAACCGGCAATCCGTGGGCATTGGTAGAGGCAGATAATAACAGTTATCTAAATTTTTACGTTATCGCCACAAATGCAAAAACTACACCTTACATAATGCTAATGGCTCAAACTATGTACGGCACATTAAGCGCAGCCCGGACAGCATTACCAACAGATATTAATGCGATATTAGGCAGGGGCATTGGGCTGCCTGAAATATATGTGATAGGTGGTATGATATTACATACTATCAATACAGCATCTAACGCAGTTAAGGCGAATATAGAGGCTTACTCGGCAACAACTTCTTATTGGAACATGATAAAAAAGAAGTTGAATAACACCTATTATGTGGCATAAGGAAAAGGGGAAATGAGCTTTACAAAAGAATATGATTTTTTAACACCTACGGATTATTCATATGATACAAATGCAATTGAGATTATCGATGGTGTTGGAAAATTAAAATTACAAATTGGGGCAGCTCCCTTTACTCAAAATTTTATATCCGATACAGAATTTACTTATGATAACACAAAAGCAGAATTTGCGGCCAGCATATGCAGGCAAAAAGATCAACGGCCTGTTTCTGCTTCATTTGGTGCCAAGTTTAATTCGATAATTAATACCAATTGGAGTGATGGAGTAGGAACGGGAACGGCTTATGGCGGTGCTGCTATAGCTGGTGGTGTGCTTGATCTAACGGGTGGCGTGCAAAAGTATGTTACCTTTGCAGCCGCTGGGAATGCCCCTTGGCAACAAACGCTTACGGTCAAATTTAAATACATTCCTAACTATTCGGGAATACCCGCGCAAGACCAATATCCATTTGCAATTGGCGGTACTACTACTGATGATTCAAACTCGGCAGCTTTTTTCCATTCAGCAGGTGGCAACCTAACATTGAGAGTATGCAATTCATTAGGGAATTATATAATTCCTAATTACTCGCTCGGCGCATGGTCTCCTGTTGCCGGCACTGAATACGAATTTGAGTTTGATATGGATTTAACAACGGGAGCAACCCGGTTATTTTTGAATGGGACGCAATATGGAACTACGGCAACACAGACCGGCGCCAGGACGTCAAGTATTAACTATTTACGAGTAGGGAACCTAACAGCGGCAGGCTCCAGAATACCAAACTTTAAGATCAAAGATTTTATAGTTTATTCGACTGTACAACATACTGCAAATTATACACCTGGCTATACTGTGCCTGAATATATCTATATAGAAACAAGCGTGACTTGTCCAGAGCTAGAGCATACCGGGGATGGCTCTATACGTTCATTCAATTCATTTGTTACCACAGAATCAAATGCACCCCGATACACTTTGCAGATTGGACGATCTGGAAATTATTTATATTGGAATGGGTCTTCCTGGGTCACATCAGATGGTAGTTATGCGCAGTCTAATAGCCAATTAGATTTTAATGCTCATTGTGCATCCATGCCGGTTATTGGTGAAAAGTATGGACAATTTAAAGTGATTTTCCAGGCAGGGAATAGTCAATCCTCTATAACTTCATTAACCGCAAACATGACTGTCAATATAGGATATCTAACAACTAACCCTATCATTCAGCCTATAGATTATTTCAGATCGGATGCTTTAGAAAACTTTCTTATTACTGCTATCATTATAGGGGATGATCTTATTAAGTATGCCTTAAAAAAAGGTACTGTTTGTTATTATTGGGCGGGTACAGCATGGGCAGTATCGACAAGTTATGCACAATCAAATACAGCTGCCGAAATATTGACGCATCTTAATGGATTCTTAAGTGCATCCTCACTTTGCAATGTAAAAATATATTTGCATTCTGATGACGGGACTACTACACCGCAAATAGATAATGTACGATTTGATTATAGCTACGGCGGAGAAACACCGGATAGTATAACAACCTGTATTGTATGGGGATGGGCAAAGAATACACAAGGATTGCCAGTTCAGATTAATGTATTTGCCCGGCTTAATAAAGATTATGCTAAATATAAATCATATACAATGGCTGCACGCAATGCAATAACTATCACAAGTGATAGCTCTGGATACTGGGAAATTGAATTAATAGAAACTGTCAACATGGAAACAGGAACTAAATATATTTTTAACTTTGATGATACCAGAGAATATGCTCGCAGTGTGCCAGTTGAAACAACAAAAAACTTTTATGATTTACTATAAAGGAATTATATGGGAAATGAGAAGATAACAAAGCAACTAACAACTAAAATAGTTTCTGGGAATGATCCCAGGACGATAACCATGATTGCATCCACCGGCACCACAGACCGGGCAGGAGATGATCTGGCAATGGATAACTGGATTTTGACAGACTTCTTAAAAAATCCTGTTTTTTTATATTGCCACAATTTATGCGAACAAAAAGCGCCAATAGGAATCATAAAAAGCATTCGCATTGTAAACAATGAAATGTGGATTATGGTATATTTTCCAAAAATTGAAGAGTTGACAAGCTACTTTGACACCCCGGAACTTATCCACGATCACGCAAAATTTGTTGATTTCATTTATAATTCATACAAAAACGGTTTGATGAAAGGTGTTAGTGTTGGGTTTACTGGAAAATGGACACCCAAAGATAGTTCTGATATATGGGGCGGTGGCCGTGCATTTACAGAACAAACATTAATAGAAATATCAGCGGCACCAGTTCCTTGCAACCCGGATGCACTCGCGCAGGTGCCAAAATCTTTTCTCGAAGATATTACAAGAGGAGGTAATAATATGAATACACCTGAAAAAAAATCAGGCAGGAAATATTCTGCCGAATCTATTGCAGAAATGAAAGCTATTTATAACGAAATGAATGAGGCCCATTGCAAATATAAAGAAGATTGTGATTTGTATCATAAAAAAATTACAGCAGCACATAAAAAATTTGCACAACTAACAGAACCTAATGAAATTACAGGAGATGACCCGGATAAAGATAAGAGCAACGAAGGCAAAGGATTAACCACCTTTGATAGCCTTCTGAATAACATTTTAGAAATAATAAAGGAGTAAATTTATGAGTGATTTAGCCACTATCATGACAACTGAGCAGAAGGCAAGCGCAAAAGCTCTACTTGATCATGTAGCAAAAGGAAGCGCTGAATATGTAAAAGAAAATGTAACAAATCCCATTCAGCGTAAAATTGATGAAATCTGCGCGACAAATGCCAGTATTTCCCAAAAGATCGCAGCAATCGAAGAGGCGCAAAAAGCCTATGATGAGAAGTGCAGAAAAGAGATTGATATGCAAAGTGCAACATACAAATCTTTTTTTGACGATGCACAGGCTGGCAGACACAAAAAAGGGATTGATCAGCCGAGAGCCGGTAAAATAATGATGGCTTTTCTAACATCAATTTATAAAGCCGGCGATGGTATCCAAGCTGCTGCCCGGCTTCGTGATTTTGAGAAAGAGCACGGAATGACTTTTCCGGAACTGGCAAACACTTTTAATGCGATGGGAACAAAAAAGTCAATTGTCACCATCGGAAATCCACAAGAGGGCGGATTTTCAGTTCCTACACCGCTTATGCAAGAATGGATTGAAGGTCTGTATTCCCGGCTTTTCTGGGAAAAACTCGGCGTTCGTTCCATTGATATGCCCAATGGCAATATGAGAATGGTTAAGGTAGGGAAAAAAAGCACAGCAACTTACACAGGGGAAGCGCAACCGGCAGTTAATACCAATGCACAATTGGAGCTGCTCAATTGGTCTGCAAGAAAACTTACCGCGATACTGGCTTACAGCAAAGATGTTTTTCTTGCGTCTTCACCTGGAATTGATCTTATTATGCAGGACGACCTAACACGTGTTATGATGCGAAAAAAAGAATACACATCATTATATGGAAGTGGTGAGAGTAGCATTCCAAAAGGATTAGCAAAGCTTGGAATTCCCACGATAGGTTCTAGCTCTACAGCATTAACCAGAGATATCCCCTTTGATATGCTGGGAACTATCGCGAGTACGGATGTTGTAGACAATTTTGGTTGGTTGTGTCATCCAATGATATTCTATTATCTCATGAATCTCAAAACCACAACCGGTGCATTTATCTATCGTGACGAAATGTCAAAAGGCACGTTATGCGGATATCCCATTGCACATACAACACAGTCGTATTTCAATAACACCGGAACAAAGTCAACTTCTTACGGTGATCTGTGGCTGGCAAACTGGAATGAGTTAATTGTCGGTACTTTCAGAAACATGGAGGTCACGGTATCACAGGAAGGTAGTTATATTGATGCAGATGGCAACATGATTAATGCTTTTGCAAATGATCTAATCCTTGTTAAATTCATCGATTGCCATGACTTCAATACTCGACATAAAGAAGCCTTTTTACAAGGAAGTTTCAAAACGGCAGAATCCTAATTTTTAATTTTTTATGTTTTCCCGGGGAATACCCGGGGAATAAATAACAAGAGGAGAAATAATTATGAAAATGGATATGTTACAAAGAGTTGATTATATAACAAGCATCAAGCCTACCGCTTCTCTGGCTGCCACTTTAACCGGGGAGACAATAGACCGTTTGGATTATATGTCAGCCCTTATGAATGCCTATGTCGGCGTTCTAACAGGCACCCCGGACACTGTTAGTGCGGTTTTTACAATTTGTCACGGCAGTGCTTCAAATATGAGTGACGAAGCTGTATTATCAAATGTCACTTTTACAATTGCAGCGGCAAGCACAGCAAGCAAACTTTACCTTAATTTGATTAATGCCAAACGTTACATAAGAATTAAATGCGTGCTCACATTTACAGGAGGCACGACCCCCACAGCTTCGATAACAGCAGGCTGTGTGCTGGGTGACCCGACAAAAGCAAAGGTCAATAATTATTCCGTATACGATCTTGGCAATAATAAGAAAATGGCAGACGGTAATTGGTAATGTTTGTTGGTTATGAAAATAAGGCGGAGGGTGTAGGCTTCCGCCTTTGTAAGAATTGCCAGAATAAACAAATGGGAAAATGCAAAGGGGAAAATAATGGCTGTAATAAGCGAAGCTCTAACAGCACTACCAATGGTCAAAGCGCGGTTGAGTATAACTGCAAACACATATGATGCGCTATTAGAAAGTTACATCAATCGCGCATCGGCATTAATTAAAGACTATTGGGGATTTTCTCTTAAAAGGCAAGAGCGGATAGAACAGTATAAGCCTACAAACTCGCAATGGCTTATACTTAATTACTATCCTATACAAACCATCTCTTACATAAAATATCAAGGGACTGCTTTGGTTGCCGACACTGATTATTCAACAGCATCACAAGACTGGCAATGTGGCCGGGTATACAAAGATACCTTTTGGACAGGAACACAATACACAATGGGGGTGTCCTATGTTCCTGTTGCTTCAATACGCGGATATGAAGTGAAGTATATAGCCGGTTATTACTTGCCAATGGACGTGGGATATGTTGAAGGTGAAGAGTCAAGCCTTCCTTTGGGAATATGCAATGTCTGTGAATTAATTGTGAGCAATACATTCAGAATTGAAAATGAAAGGCGGCAGGGATTGGCGGGGACTTCGCAAGGTGGGATTTCATATACTTATCTTGATGGTTCCCGGGGAACACACGCATTCAGCACCGGGCTTGATGAAGTAATAGCCGGACAACTTAACAACATTCTTGCAAAAAGGATGTTATGCGCATGATATTGGATAGGATTGTTAGCATATTTGCAAAAACCACAGCACTTAATAGCGAAGGAAAAACTATACCCGCTTATTCATTCTTGAAAAGTGTTAGTTGTAATATTCAGCCTTTGCAATTAACAGATGTGCAGCGCAATGGATGGGGCATTAGCGATTTAAGCGCCAATGCAAAATTAATGTTTGTAGAAAACTTTGACGCTGCCGGAATTGTAGAGGATTATATTGTGCGCTACAATTCAAAGGAATTTACAATTAAGGGAATCAATCCGTGGGACTCCCCCGGCTCTGCTGCTCATACTGAATTATTGCTTAAGCCTATACAGGGGGTGACTTATACATGAATCAAAAGAATGCGCTTAATAATTTAGCAGCGCACGCATACAGGATAGCAAAAGAGAAAGCTACAAAAGCCCTTACTATTGCTGGTGTTATGCTGGAAACACAGACAAAAATAAATTTTAAGGCCAATACACAATATGGCACTGGCGCAACAGCGGCAACAATAATTAGTGTGGTGATCAAAGATGAAAAAGCTATTGTTTGCAAAGTTGGCAGCCCGTCAAAGGTGTTTGCTTTTCGCGAGTTTGGAACTTCACCGCATAGGACAAATACCGGAAGTGAGGAATTTGTAGAGTCTATTACTATGTGGGGAAAACGGCAAGGCATGAGTGATGATGAAATAGCGGGGGTTATCTATCATATCCGAAAGTATGGCACCAAGCCAAAGCCTGTGCTTTATCCGGCTTTCTATGAATTGAAAGGGAAAATTATGGAAACGATAAAAGAAGGGCTTAAATGATTAGTTCCGATAAATACATTAAAGATATGTTGTCTGGCTATGCTCCGCTTATTGCATTGATAGGCAGCGCCAACCAGATAATACAGTCTTTTCCCAAAGCTTTTGAGACTTTACCTATTGTGAGCTTTGAATGTGCTAATGATTTTCAGGAAAACAAGATGACTTTTGATAATATTCCCTATGGTTCTGCGCTTGCCTATAATATTGATGTTTGGCATAGCAATACGACCAGCCCCACTGCTATTATTAATGCGGTAACGTCAATTATGAATTTAAATGGATGGTTCAGAACAGCCAACAGGCCAGTAGATGACCTTAATGATGAAATTTGCAGGCGCCATTTAGTTTTTACAGCGTCTAAATTATATGAACAATTAGACGTATAACGTCTAACAATATAGAATTATGGAGGTAAGACTATGCCTATGAGGATAGGACTAAAACAGCTTATAATTGCCCCATTATTAACAGATGTTAAGGGGGGGGCTTCTACATGGGATACTCCCATTACAATGCAATGCATTGCTATTGCCACACTTACACCTGTTGGATCAATGGAGAAATTTTATGGCGACAATGCGATATGTGATCTTGCTGAATCTTATGTAGGTGAAGATGCTGGATTGCAGGTATCTGACATAACGCCCGAACATTATGCAATGTTAATGGGTCACACATATTCGGCAGGAGGGGTATTAAAAATAGCAGGCGACAATTCGCCTTACTTTGCTGTTGGTTACAAAGTAAATAAAAGTGATGGAAAAGAAATTTATCGGTGGTTATTTAAGGTCAAATTCAAAAAGGCCAAAAATGATGCAGCCACTCTCAAAGAATCTCCCGAATTCAAGCCATACGATCTGGAAGGGGCGGCAATCCCATTGTTGAGCAACAATCAAATTGAATACAGCTTGTCTAATAGTGATCCCGCTTATAATACATCCCAATGGGCAAACTTTTTTACAGCCGTTACAACATTAACAACCGATAATACGGCACTTACAGCAACTATTGCTAAAGGAACTGCCGGGGATGCTGGTAAAATTCTTATCACTTTTGCAAAGGGTTCAAGTGCTTCTTTCTCGCTTGTGGCTGCTTTGATTACAGCAACAACAATTCAAGTTATTGATGCTGTGGGAATCCGGGCAGGTACTTTTGCAGTTGGTGGAGCTGGGACAACTGTGGTTGTTAAATTCACTCCGAGTGTCGCATTTGCAACAGAAACAATAGCGACCTCAGTATCGAATGATATCAAAGATAATTCTGGAGTGGCAGCAACGCCAACCGGAATTACATTAACTTACGCTTAATTATGGGGGCATAAAATGGAAGCGCTTAAAAATGTATTGGCTGGAAAGCCGGAAATAAATATTGGCGGAGAAAAATTTAAACTCATTTATAACAATTGGGTTTTAAAAGATTCTCTGCTTGATATTGATCTTAAACAGTTCATGGAAATTGCAGAAAATAAAGATACTTCAATTTCTGGAAAATTAAAAGAATTCGGTAGCATTGGGTCAAAAGCAATTGACCTGGTGCTTGCCGGAATTAAAACGCATATTGTAATTGAATGTGGAGACACACAGGCATTTGAGACCGGAATATTATCCGATCAAACAGATGCAAGATTAAGAGAAATTAGAATCATGTTGAGAGCGGGCACAGACACCAAACAGTTGATAGATTATTTCATGGTGTGCGTGGCCGCGCTTTCTGATTTTATGCCCAATGGGGAGGGTTCGCGCCCTTCCCTATTATCCAGGGACAAGAAAAAAATCTAACTCCCTGGGATTGGCCAATGATGGTGATTATTGCCAAAACGCAATTATACTTAACTTTAAAAGAGTTTTGGCTTATGACACCTAAAGAATTTTTTAGCGTATTGAATGCCTGGATAAAATTTAATATTCCAGGCGATAAAAATGAATTGCCCCCCGGACAGAGGAGGCAAGGAAAGGATATAGTATATGATGTATTACCAGCGGGGATGTCGGTATTATAATGGCTGATACAACTAACACAGATGAAGGGCTTTTTATTTCTTTGCAAGTGTCCTTGCAAGCCTTACAAGGCTCCCTTGATGAGGCATCAAAGGTCATACAAGAGCAGATTACCAAGATCGACAAAGAGCTTGCAGGCATTGGAAAGGCTCCGCTTGATAATAAACCGCTTGATGAAACCAATGAAAAGCTGCAAGAAACCGAGAGCACAACAAAAAGCTTAAGCGCTACTTTTCAAAAGTTTTTTGGTCTTGATGCAAATAAAGTGCTGAATCAATTTGGGCTTAACCTGGACGATGTTGTCAATGCCTTTACTTCTCCGGCTGGACTTGTCGGAGCGCTTTCTATCGCTGGAAAAAAAGTATTACAGCTTGGCATGCAGTTTGAGGAGGCATTCGGGGATATTGCAAAGCGCACCGGGGCAGTTGGTGCAAATCTCGATGCTTTAGAAAAATCATTAGTTGACCTGGGAAGCATTGGCCTTGAAACCACATTTGAAAAGGCAGGCTCTGGCCTAGCCGCGCTCAATGTTAATTTTGGAGTCACCGGGCAGGAACTCGAAGATCTGACATTGCTTTTTGCAGACTTTGCAGATGTCACCGGGCAGGACTTGGCGCAGAGTGTTGCCGATGTGTCGCCACTTATGAAAAAATGGGGCGTTGATATTGCGGACACTGAAAGCCTTCTTGATAAGCTTACTAAAGCCGGGCAGATATCAGGAGCAAGCGTGCAGAGCCTAACAAGCAATCTTATGCAAGGTGCCTCCCAATTTCAGGCTATCGGTTATGGAATCGACGAAAGTCTGGCATTGCTCTCTGCCTTTGAAAAACAAGGAGTTAAGACTGAAAATGTAATGACCGGCATTAATAAGGCTATTGGTTATTTCTCTGAAAGGAATGTTGACGCAGCACAGGGCTTACAAATTGTTATCGAAAAAATCAAAAGCAGTACGTCGGAAACCGAGGCGCTTAATGTTGCTACTAATGTATTTGGTATGCGTTCTGGTGTTGAGTTTGCGGCTGCTATTCGTTCTGGTAAATTTGCACTTGATGATTATATTTCCATAATCAAAAATTCAGCAGGTACGCTTGAACGCACAGACAAAGCATCTCAAACACTCGGCGATAGGATGGCAATCCTGGGGAATATGGCAAAGGCTGCATTTGCTCCACTTGGAGGGATGTTGGTAGAAACTGCTAATGGAATTCTTGATAAGCTTATACCGGCTCTTTCGACTGCAAACACAAAAACAGGAAAGCTATCATCTATCCATGAAGAGCTTAAAGCTAATACCGATGCCTTAAAAATTTCTATCGATGATTATAAAAAGGCTAACAATGAGCTGAATGACAAAACCAAAACCCTTAACGATACAGAAAAGGACACTATCGAAAACAGAAGAGAAATAGCTAAACTAAACATAACGACTAACTTATCAAAGACGGTAGAATCATTAGGAAAGCTTGGAAACGAATATAAAAAACAAGGGGCGGCTACAGAAGATTATCAGGCAAATATTAAACGTTTCAAAGATCAATTGGAATATCTTAATTTGGAATTGGCAAAACAAGAAGCAGAAGCACAACGATTAAAAAGCATAGGATTTAAAGATTTTTATATTAAAACAGCAACAAGCGTAGATATGGTTAAAGCTTCTATAGCCGATTATAATAAATTGCTTATAAAAAATCAGGATGCATTAGCTCTTAACCAGGATGCATTGAAAAAAGCAAATGATGAACGAACACGGGGGATTAATGATCTTGCCGAGGCTGTTACGCTTGGCTCAATTGATATTTCACAGATCGAAATAAGAAATAGCGAGATTGCAAAAGAAGTAGCTATTCGTATTGAAAAACTTAAAGCAGTAAAAAAAGAGCAAGAAGTAAAAAAAGAAAATAATAAAGAATCGGAAAAAGAAACCGATTTAACTTATGAACAAATTGACGCTGCTAAAAAACTTAAAGAAATAGAATCCGAACGGTTAAAGCTTAAAGAACAAATAGAAAAAGATTATACAAGCAAAACATCTTCACCTATTGAAAGGCTTAAAATTGAAAAAGCAGAAGCGCTTAAGCAGGCGCAGGAAGTAGGCGCAAATACCGTGTTGCTTGAAAAATATTATAATGATTTGATAACCACCGAAGAAAAAAAAGCGCTTGATGAACAAATAGCAGCGCATATTGAGAAAAACACAATTGTTAGTGCCAATGAAATTTCATACTATGAACAAAATTTAAAACGCATACAAGAGCAGTCTGTGCTTGCAATTGATGCTGTTAATAAGTTAGGTGGGGATACTAAAATAACACAGGACTTTTGGAATGCGCAAATACTGGCTGCTACTATCGACCTTAACACTGCAAAAGAAGCAGCTGCCAAGGAATCAGCAAATAAACAGCTTGCAATAGAAAAAGCAAAAGTATCGGCTAACATAAGCATTTACGAAACTATTATAGCAGGTGTGGGAGCTGTTGCAAAAAGCATTGACGCACAAATGGGAGAGGTTGTCGCCAGAGTTTCCGAATTCGGAATAAGCATTGCAAAAGTTGTTGCATCGGGTGGAACGGATGTTGCGTCCTGGATAGCAGCCTTAAGCCAAGGCATTGCAATGTATAATGATTGGAAAGATTCGATTAATGAGTGGTTAGATAAATACGTGAATAAATTAAGCGCTGCCGAACGTTATACGAAATATGCTTTCAAAAAAATTAAAGAATCATTTCAGGATAGTATTGGAGAGGCTTTTTCTTCTGCTTTTGAAGATGGGATTAAGGTTGAAGAGCTGAAAAAAATTATAGGGAAAAAAATCCTAAAAGTTGCCATTGATTCGGCATTATATGCGGCTGGCCTTGAAGACGCAATGAAAAAAATTGGCGATATGGTATCAAAGGCTATTAAAAATGGATTTGATAAAACCGAGTTAGACTCCATTAATGCAGAGATTGAGAAAGTATATGCAACCGCATCTACAGTGTTAGAGCCACTGGCCGCAAGCATTAATGAATCATTTGATCTTATCGAAAAGGATACTAAAAAACACATCGGATCATTTGCCGACTATGTCAATGAAACCTGGAAAGAAACAAGTAAAGCTTTTACAGAAAATATGTCATCTACTTTTGTAAGCGCTTTTACAGATGGATTCGATTTATCGGAGCTTAAAAAACGAATCGGACAGCAGCTTATGCAGGTAGCAATAGAGTCTGCACTTTTTACAATCGGCTTTCAAGATAAAATGGAGGCGCTCGGCGCCCTGGTTGCAAAAGCTATTGATTCGGGATTCACACAACAAAGTCTTGATGCTATTTCAACTATGGTCGATCAAATATATGCGCAGGCTAATGCAGTTATTACTCCGATAGCATCTATTATCGGAAATACTTTTGGAACAAATTCAACAACCGCAGCGGCTACCACAACAACGACGCCAACTACTACAGAGGCGGAAAAACAGACGGGGATTGTCTATAATCAAACAATTAATGTCAATGCGCAAACAGGAACAGCTATTGATGTTAAGAGAGCAACAGAAGAGGGGGCAAAGTCTGCATTCTTTAATGCGGGATTAACAGCATGATAGAAATCATATACACTAATAATAAAGGGATTAGCCTAACAATACCTAGTACGGATTATAATTTTAATAAGATTATTGGATTAGAAAATCCGGTGCAAGAGATATTCTTGCAGAAGTCACCGGGCATTAATGGTGCTCAATTTATAGGCTCATTATATAATATTAGGGAATTGTCGCTTGATGGCGCTATTTCTTCTGGAACTCTTGAAGATATGTATACTAAAAGGGCTTATATTAATCGAGTGATCAATGATCAAAATATTGAAGGGTCATTACAAATCAATATTACAACTTCGACGGGTGTCATATCTTATCAGATCAACACCATTGCGGCACAAATTCGATTTGCTCCTAAAGATGCGTCAATTCCTACAGCGCGCTTTAATATTGGCTTTAAATGTGCAAATCCTTTCCTGAATATTTTGCCGGCAAAATCGGAGACATTGGGGATTACTACCCCCGGGCTTACTTTTCCAGTGACATTTCCTACTGTATTCTCTACAAGTACCGGGTCAAATACTGCAATAATCAATAATACTGGCAATGTTGATGCCGGATTATTATTAACGGTAACAGGCCCTAGTGTTAATCCTATTATTACCAATCAGAAAACAGGAGAATATTTAAAATTTGTAGGGCTTACATTGGGGATAGGACAGGTTATGACAATTCAAACCGGACGTATTAATCAAATAACAGTCAACACAGGTACCGGCGATAATAATGGATTTCAATTTCTTGATTTGAATTCCAGGTTCTTTAATGTAGTTCCTGGAAATAATACAATAACAATTTATGATGATCTTGGATTTAACAATGGCACTTGCGTGTTAAGCTGGTATGATCAACTAACAGGAGTATAACAATGGCAGAAGTATGCAGATTTTTTAATGATTTGGCTTATACGGCAAACGATGTAAATAATAATTTTTATAACTTTAAAAAAAAATTAGACGGTGTTATTGTAAGTGCCAACAATGATAATAATGATTTATTGCATTCTGCGGCAGCAGCTTATGCGTCTACGGTTAAGGCGGGGGTTGCCTGGAAGCTTGGTTCTTTCTATGAGAATACCACTGATGCTACCCTTAACCATGACCCGGTCACAAACACTTATAAGCGCATTGACCGAATAGTAATAAGACTTACGATAGGCAGTAGTACATTTGCGCTTACTATCATTAAAGGCGTGGAAACAACCGGCAGCCCTACGGCTCCTACGGTTACGAGTGCGACTGATATTATGATTAGTCAAGTGCAAATTAACAATGCAACAGGAACGCCGGTTTACACAATAACAGATGAAAGACAATTTATTTTTAATTCGGATTCAAAGAAATTTTATGTTACTAATAATCTAACAATACCGGCTATATATAGTAATCTTGAAATTTACGCAAATGGCGGGGGAGTTGATAAAACTATCAATATCAGCGCCGGGGCTGTTTGTAATAATTCGGGAAGCGGACAGATATCATCTATTTTTCCAACTTGCTTTTGTAAAAATATAGATTTTATGAGCGTAATAACATTGCGCATTAAATCAGGCGGTACGGGCATTGGATATGATATAACTCTTTTACCCTATGAATGGGTATTGTTGCATTGGGATGGTTACGGATGGTTTATTACGGCTGATGATTTTAGCACGGATAAAATATTTGTGTATACGACTCCGGGAACAATTGCGCATATTATCCCAGCGGGCAGAAGATCATGCAAAGAGATCGTAACTGGCGCAGGAGCAGGAGGAGGAAGAAATGCATCATTTGGCTCATTTGGTGGTTCTGCTGGAGGAACAGCGATTTCCTATGTAAAAGGACTTTCCCCAGCGGCATCATATAATATTATTATTGGAGCGGGAGGAGCTGCTCAAATAATAGACGGAAATTCAAATGCAGGAGGAAATAGTTCCGGATTTTCTGGAACTCCTGTTGGACCTCCTGTTGGGTATGGTGGAGGAGGAGGGGTATCAATAGGAGGAACGGCAACAGGTGGAACCATAAATATTACTGGGGGAAATTCTGAACATAAGGCAATGTATTCCGCTACACCAACATATCGCGGAGGCAATGGGGGGGCGTCTTATTGGGGAGGCGGAGGAAGGGGGCTTTCTCCTGCTGATACACCATCAGAAGGAAACGGCATTGCATATGGTTCTGGTGGAGGTGGTGCATACAATACTAATTCAGGAAAAGGCGCCGATGGAATCATTGTTATATCGTATGGGAATGCTCAATAATGGCACTTAATCAGACTCCCATTCGTGTATTTAATTCTGCTCTCAATTTCCGTGCAGAAGTTAATTTGTACGAATCCTCATATTTTCAGCGTCTTGATTATGGCATAGGTGAATTTGAAATTCAAGTTAATCTTAATATTCCGGCAGTAAATGAATTTGTTACCGGATCATTTGTGCAATTTGACTACGATATAAAAAAAATCGGAATTATAATTGAAACAGTAAAAAAAATCGGTGAAAAAGGAAAAGGCGATCAAATCCTTATCGTAAAAGGGAAGGAAGCAAAATATATATTTTCGCAAAGGCTTATTATTCCCCCGGCTGCATCGACAACATATAAGACAACCTCAAATGCAGAGACTGCACTTAAAACTCTAATAGCTTTTCAGGCCGGCAGCATCTGCCCGGATACAAATAGGAGGCTAACTAATTTTGAAATTGATACAGACCAGGGGCGCGGTATCTCATATTATATCAATGAGCGTAACTCTACGCTATCGGATATCGTAGGGAATCTCTGTCTTGCCTGTGAAATGGGATATTATATTTATCTCGATGAAATAGAAAAAAAGCTACGGCTTGAGGTCAATTTTGGAAAAGATCACACGGCAGAACAGACAGTTAATGGGCAGGTGTTATTTTCAACTGAAAGAAACACTATCCGCAGTGGTGAAATAACAGAAAGCAATGCAGCATATAAGAATGTCTGTTATGTGGCTGGTGACGGACAGGGAACTGCCCGGACTATCCGACTTGTCTATTCAGGAGCAACAGAACCCACCGGATGGAATAGACGGGAAACTTTGCTCGATGCAAAACAGATCGTTTCTACTTCTGAAATGGATGCAGCCGGTTCAAAACGATTAAACGAAACACAATATACTGTTTTTGCTAATGGACAATTTCTTAATTATTCTTCCTATGTGTACGGCAAGAATTTTAATCTTGGCGATTATGTGACCATCAAAATTTATGATGTGCAGCAAAATGTCAAAATTACCGGGGTTCGCGAATCTTGGTCTAATGGGCATTATGAAATTGACTTTGAATATGATCGATCATACCCTAAATTTGATTCTGTGGTCACATCCCGAATTAACGGAATTCAAGGGATTCTCAATAATACAGAACCATTAACCATTGCGCAAGTCACAGCGCTTGCATCAGTTATGTGTCCTATAGGAAGCATCCTTGCTTGGCACAAATCTTTTCCGGGTACCCCGGCATTGCCTGCAAACTTTGTTGAGTGTAATGGGCAGGTGCTTAATGATACAGGATCGGTGTATAACGGGCAGACAATCCCAGACCTTAACGGTGGCGGGCGGTTTTTGCGTGGTGCTAGCACTTCGGGGACATTACAGGCGGATGCTTTCCAAGGGCATAAGCATAGAGCGGTAAGTAGTGCCGGAACTGCCGGCACTCTAACCACGCCATCCACTTCGGTTAATACAAATCCGGGATTTGATGACGTATTTGTCGACAATCCTTCTACCGACGGCTTTAATGGCACCCCGCGCACCGCATCCGAAACAAGACCGGTCAATATGTCTGTTGTCTGGGTTATGCGAGTTAAATAGTTATTTTAATTTTGTCTTGAAATTTGGCATATGTCCCTTGTAAGCCCCTTTGTAAGCTTTACAAGCAGTATTACAAGGGGTAAAAATCTTTGCAAGCGTGTGAATTTTCCTACAAGTCGACCGTAATATTCTTACAAAGCAGTTGTTCGGAATTGCCGAACAACTGCAAGCACCGGTTATTTATCCTACAAACTATATACAAGGTATATTTTCTTGACAAATTGATAAATTTACTTATTATTATACTTACCAAATTAAAACTATAATAATGGGTGGGTAAGCTCTTGTTCCTGGGTGCCGGTTTATAGTCCGGGTGGTCATCCAGGGGCAAAAGTTTTTTATTTTTTAGGTTAAGGGGGTTTATACAAGGTAAATTTGATTGACTTATGCATCTTAATTTATTAGACTTCAAACACGCGAAACCATAAAATCAGATTATAAGGATTATTGATCATAGGCAGCATTGCTGATTGTGTGCCGGGGGCGCTCGGCAGCCTATGGTTGATAATCCTTTTTGTTTTTAGGATAAAAGCGATTATCCCGATCTTGAGAAACTAACAGGGGCGGCTTGCACCCCGGAGAGCGGGCTTGTCCCTCCCGTGAGTGGTGCTTTTTAAATTATAAAACGAAGGATGTAATACTATGAGAAGTACAAGGAATCAGCCTTTTTGCTGGCAGGAAAAGAAGATACTGCCTATTGAATGGATATCAAAAGGAATGGAAATTTTTAAAGCTTTAAAAATTATAGGATGTGTAGCATGAGCATAAATCGTGACTTTAAAGGCGTTTGGATACCAAAAGCAATCTGGCTTGATAAAGAATTAGGATGGTCTGAAAAATTGGTACTTGTAGAAATTGATAGCTTAATGTCATTGGGTGAATGTTACGCATCAAATAAATACTTTTCAGAATTTTTTGATTTATCACTAGACAGAATATCTAAAATAATATCTTCATTGGTAAAAAAAGGAAAAATAACTGTAAATCTTATATATAAAGAAGGGACTAATCAGATTGAAAAAAGGGTTATAAAATCCGCACCTATACCTGCGAAAACGCCTATACCCTCTAGGCGAAAAAGCAGAGAGGGTATAGGCGAAAAAGCAGATACCCCTATAGTTGAAAACGCCGAGGATATTAATACATCTTATATTAATACAATGAATAATACAATTAATATAAATAAAGAGGATGTATCAACTTCTTTAAATTCAAATACAAATAATCAAGAAAAAAAAAATCAACAGCCACTTAATATCGGATATGATATTAAAAAAAGTATTGGAGATAGAGAAACTCAAAAAGAATTCCCGATAAATAAACCGATAGAAAAAATAATTGATGATATCCTTTCATTCTCAAATCCCAAACAAGACGCCAAATATCGATACAATCCAACTTTTATTCAACATTGCATTGATTATTGCAATGTAAAAAAGACATTTTCACAATACAAGCGTCGTGTAGATACAATGGCAACCGATACAATGGTATTACAAGGAGTTCTATCCACGCTTGATCCCTATACGCCAAGTGAAATAATTCAGGCAATAGACACATACACGGAAATCAAAAACAGATCGAACGAATACAAGCTTTTCCCCGCTTACGGATCCCCGATCACTTTTTTCACCGCTGATAGCGGAATAATAAAATTTGCAGACAGGGAACAGGCGCTAATCTCCTGTAAATTGTCACCGCAAGAAATTGAAAAGATTAAAGAAAAAGAGCGAGTAGCAGAAGAGGAGCGAGTACTAGAAAAAATATATGGGGGCAGATAGTGAATATTAACGAATTTATAAGCGGTATCCAATCAAATTTTGGTAATTATAAGCCCGGAATGAAAAAAACGATTGTAGAAAACCTTAAAAATATTGATGATACCGTGTTAGACAGTCTTTTTAATTATGTAGTAAATTGCTGGGATAAGTCATCTTCACCCCAATATGCGCATATTGCCAATGTTGCAGAAATTCACAATATTTTAATTCCAAAGAAAAAGAATCCAATAATTGCCATATGTGAATTTTGTTATACAGGAATATCTCCCGGAATAGATGAAAAAGGGCGGCGTTATTCAGCTGTGATTTCGGAGATGACAAAAATTTATCCTAAAAAAATTGTAAAGCTTTCAAATGGAAAATGGGGTGCTCAAACATGCCCGGATTGTGGAGAAAAACCAATAATAGGCATGCAATGCAAAGTATTAAGATAATACCATATTCCCGAAAGCAGGAATATGGTATAAAAATAAAAAATAATTTAAAATTATATTGACAAATTATTTTTATTGTGCTAATATTTTAAATGCAGGAACAATAAAAGCCTTAATGGGATTGTGTCCGGGAAGTGTTCCTGCAAAAAACACCCGGCCAATCCTGTGAAGGCTTTTTTATTTTGCAGGAGGTTTGAATGTTAATAGACAGAGAAAAAGTAAAAGAATTTATAAATAAATTATTATGTGGTGATTGTCCCGAATTCAATAGATGCCCAAATTGGGTAAAAAAAAGAAAAGATTGTCTTGATCTTATTATTAAAAGCCTTTCCATAAAAACTTTACCAGATAAATTTAAAATTTCTTATATATGTCCTCCAGAAATAAAATTTTTTTTAGATAACCCTGAAAAAATATCAACAAAAAAAAATGTTCCTAATTGGTTAGAGCCAGGAAAAATGGTAATGGGAATAAAGAATAACGAGAACAACATATGGTGCCCGGCAGTGTATTGGAATACACGCTATAATGTTTTTTTATGCGAGGATTATTCATACACAATAATAGCCCCTTTTGATTCTAAATGGATTGGTTATAAACTATCACAGACAGGAAATCACCCGCAGCAAATAACAGATCAAGAAATTAAGGATTATGATTTCCCGGATTATGAAAAATGGGAGAAATAATATGTCAACATTATTTATAATTCTTTTAAGTTTTCAACTTGGGGCTATCAATGGTGGTTCTATGAATTATGGTATAAGCCCAAAAGAAACAATTACAGTTGATCTTGATACAGCATACTATATCGAGTTTGTAATTGAGGCGCAAATTTTAAAATACTTTTTTATTAAAGGTATATTGAATAACACTTTTTATCATATAAGTAATCCTGATGAAATAAATTTTACACCCGATCACGACGGTTATTATTTCATAGCTGGGATACGGTTTAAAGAATTTGAAATGGCTTATCGTCATTATTGTTTTCATCCATTATTTCCATATAACGGGAGCAATGCGGATAATCGAACTGCTTTAGAGGGTGGATATGATGATTTTTACATTAAGTTTACTATGAGTACAAAGGGCATAAAATGAGCTTTAGTTTTAAGATAACCGAACAAGTTAAAAAAGATTTTCAGACAAATATCGATTTTTGGAAAGCGGCGAGCGAATCAAATGATCTTCGTTTTTGTAAAGAAAACTGGGATAGATATAAATTAATAATGCATATTGATTATGGATGTGCTTTTTGTCATTATTTTAAAAAGTGTTATTTATGTCCATTTGGAGAAAAACTTGGAAAGTGTCATTCTAAGTATATGCTAAACAGTTATGATAATTGGAGTCATGCGGATTGTATAAGTGATAAACAAACCTCCGCCAAACAAATCTATGATTTTTGTTTATCCTGGGCGAATGAAAATATTTTTAATCAGGAGAATGTGGAGTGAGTAAAAAAACATTCGATGATATAAATAAATCTTTTTCATTCTGGCAATGGCTATGTGCATTGTCAAACTATGACATTGATTATGTTATGATAAGGCTTATTAAAGTTAATAATGAAAGTTTGATTAAACTTATCGTTTATGACGCTATAGACGACATAAAGAGCTGTCAAATAGTAATAGATAGAACGTATCAAGCTATAAGCATATATAAAAATTGCGCTCTTATTAAAAGTTTTGCGTTCTCTGTGTATGAAAATAAAACAGTATGTAGACTCGCGGCTTTACAATGGATATGGGAACAGGAGGGTAGTGTCAATGATAATCCAAAAATATGAACAAGCTTATGATATTCTACAATATTTTTCAAAAGAAGATTTAATCTTTTTTATTTTATACAAAATTCCCTACTATATTAGCCCGATAAGGAAAAGCAGAATATTATCTTTAAAATGGGAAAGAGAAAATAAAAAATGGATAGAGGAGTACGAACTGCTTACGTATAAATTGCAAATAATTGATGGAAAAGAAAGGGATAGAATAGCCGAACTGTATAATGCTGAAAAAGATTTTAATATAAAACTTGAACTACTAAAAAAATTAGAGTCTTATGATAAAGCGTTTAAAAAATATTTTGACAAAGATAAGGCGTTAAATGATAGGCGCAAAGAATTAGATAAATTATATGAGCTTATTGATAAGGCAAGAGAAGAGGAGAACGTAATAAAATGAGTAGAGAAAAATTTATAGAGCGTATCGTTGTTAGGATATATTTTGAAGCTAATCAAAAGATTATGAGGATAAATAAATGAGCTATGCACATAATGATCACTATAAGTGGATTGAGGAAAATTATAATATAACATGCTCACCATTAGGGAAAGAAGTTGCCAATATTATTGGATTTATAGGCGGTGGAATTTATAATGCGCCCTGCAATGTTGAAAAAGTAGATTGGAATAATAATATACGCATAGAATTAAACTGGGGTAAATCTCTTGCAAATTATGATGGGCAACAACTAACCGACTTGGTAATAGAATGCCATAGGCGCATGATTAGGGTGTCCATCGAACCTAACATGCGTTATATAAGGATGACATTTCATCAGCGTATTACGAGAAGTTTTGAAGCAAGCATTAGCAAAAGAATGCCTGATATTGAAACAATGATTAGTATGCGCGATTCTGCTTTTGGGGTAATAAATGACAATTGATATGCAAACATTTGCAAAAATTTTAGAGCGGGCACTAATGGAATATTTAGAACTGGATGAAAAGCCTGCGTTTTGTTTATGTTATACGCTTCCCAATGATAAGGAATGTCATTGGGTTACAAACGTAAGCAAAGAAGATGGGACAAATTTATTTTTAAGCACTGGGCTTAAAATGCAAAATAGAAATAATCTATAAAGGAGTTATTATGTATCTATTGCAATTTTTTAATTATGATCATTTACCGGAAAATTTAAAAAAGGTTTCGGCGCCTTTTTGTGAATTAGCGAAGCAAATTAATGAGACATTGCCAGATAATCCGGAAAAAACAACCGCGTTAAGAAAATTGCTTGAGGCAAAAGATTGTGCAGTAAGAGCAGTTTTATTTAAGGCGTAGAGGAGTAACAAATGAGTAAAATAAAAATCAGATATATTGTTAAAGACGAATACAATAAAATACATATGAATTGTTTTCATCCTGGCGACATAGAGTTACAAAATCCTTTATACTGGATTACTTCAATTCTTGGGGATACCCCAATGATAATATCTCACAATCTATTCACAGGTAAAAAAGATATAAATGAAAAAGAAGTCTATGAAAACGATATTGTAAAAAAGCGCTGTTTGGTGCAAATGAAAAATAATAGCTCAAGAGAGACCAGAGAATGGACAACTAAAAATATACTTGTAAGATTTGAAGATCAAAAATTTAAGCCATCATCATTGCAAGATTGTGAAATAATTGGGAATATCTATGAAAATCCAGAGTTAGAATTGTGGGAGTATGATTAATGAACAACCAAACAATTGCCATTAAAGAAGGATAAAAATGAGTGAAGATGAAATAAATGAAATTAACGAAAAAATAAAATGTGACAAGACTGTAATTTTTGAAAAAATCCCATTCAAAGACTATATTAACACAATGATTGATAGCAACAATGTTATAGAATTACAAATATCGCAAATCGCTGATAAATATTATGTCGCTAATCAAAACACTTGGCACGAAAAAATTAAAAATTATAAAAAATTAAACAGCCTATGTACAATCAGCAGCAAGCGGACTGAGGATTAAATGAATGACCGACAAAAGCTTATCAAGACGATTACTATTTCTATTATTATTTGTGTTGCTATTTCTACCTGTTCATTTTTTGCAGGCTATTGCACCGGTCGAGCAGATCAAAAAAAATATGCTATTGATAATCCGGGAATGCAATCAACTAGAGAACGAGAGGCGCAGTATCTTATTACAATTAACAAGTTACAAGAGCTACTCGGAAAACAACAAACAACAGTTAGATATATTGAAAAAACGATTAAAAGAATTAACACTAACAATACAGCAATTGAAAAAACAAATCAAATTATTACAAAAGCAGCACAGCGAGGCGTTAGCAGCCTTGAAACAATCAGAAGAGCAGCTACGAGTAGCTACAATATCGCGGGAAGCCTGGAAATGGGCAACGGGGATAAGTAGTATGGTGGCTGTTATAGGGTGGATTGCATGGGGGTTAAAATAGATGCAAAAGGAAAGCAAAATGAGTGATCAAAGAGAAAGAGACATACAAGAAGTATGCGACGCGCTTATATCATATAACAGTTACGTGGTTAAGGATGAAAGATATGGGGATATGCAAGAGTTCGTAAGATGCTTTTTTTGTGGGAGTGAGTGCTATTCCGACACGTATAATTTTGAAAGCGACGAGGATATAGAATCAAAAAAGCAACAGATAGAGCATGATTTTGATTGTCCTGTGTTAATAGCTAAAGATTTATCAACTAACGGAGGCATAAAATCAAATTATTAAATACTTCACAAACATGCTTGTGATAAAACGTGCAAATGCTATGGCATAGCAATGGGGAGGTAAGAATAATGTTACCAATTGAAATCATAAAACTTAAAAAAATATTTTTCGTTAATGATCCTAGCGCTCTTTGTCGTCTTCCATATCCAGGCCATCCAAAAGGTTGTCCCAATTGGAATCGAAGCCCAAACTGTCCGCCTAAAGCACAAAGAATAGAGGAAGAATACGACCTATCAAAAGCAAGTTATTTTGTTATACAGCCTTTTGATATTGCCTCACAAAAAGAAAAAATGAAAGCGCTACATCCGAATTGGAGTGATAAAAAATGCGCTTGTTGCTTGTATTGGCAAAACGGGGTTAGAAAAAAATTGACCGTAGGCGTTTATGCTTTTAAGCAAAAATTATATGCTGCTAATTGGGGATATAGCTTTGATTATGAGCTTATCCCTGAAGCAATGGGAATAGATGTTTTTGAAACAGCCCATTATCACGGATTATCAATCGAGCGCAACCCCCAAAATATATTATATAAAATTGCATTTGTAGGAGGGTTTAAGTAATGTTTTTTACACAACAAATTACAGTAAATCAAATTATTAAATACTTCACAAGCATGTTTGTGATAAAACGTGTGTTTTTAATCCAGAAGAGCTAACAACTTCACGATGTTATAAATTGTTTAAACACAAATAAGAGGAGATAAATAAATGATCTTACATTTGAAATCTGAATGCGGAATTGGTATTAGATTAACAGAGGATATGTTATGTAAAATAGGTTTTGATGAATATTTAAAAACAGTATTAGAAGAAATGGAAGAAAAAGACGATCATAATGATTATAATAAATATGACATGCTTTGTGATTTTTTTAATCGTTTTGATCTTCTTCTTAATATAAAGGGAATAGGGAATTCCTTATCTGATACTATTTGCTATGTATTGTTGATAACTGAAAAAAAATATGTTTATGCAATTAAAAAAATACCAAATTTTTTAGCAAAATTAAATGCTGCCGGCATAACCTGCACAGAAAATGATCTTGAAATAATTAATGGTGTACATATGGTAATAGGATAATAAAATGCAAAATATGTCGTTCTTTAAAACGATACAACAGATTATTGATGAAACAAAAACAGTCACCAGACGCCTTGGTTGGTGGAAACTTAAGCCCGGTGATTTGCTTTGCGCTGTTGAAAAATGCCAAGGATTAAAGAAAGGCGAAAGGATAAAGCGTTTAAAAATCATTCGCGTGATATCTGTTAGGAAAGAAAGACTTTTTGAAATTACCGACGAAGATGTAAGGCGCGAGGGATTCCCGGGAAAAAGCAGGGAATGGTTTATTGATTTTTTTATGCGCTTCAACAAATGCACTTGTTATGTGATCGTTAATCGGATTGAGTTTGAATATATAAAGGAATAAAAATTATGAGTATTGCTATTTGTAAAAAATGTGGTGCTATTTTGGAATCAAATAAAAGGCTTTTTATTATCAATCTATGGCCATATAGTCTTAATATAATAACCTGTTGGTTTTGCAGATATGCTCATAAAACAGAGAAAGAAATACAATATAAAAGTAATCGTAGCATCGTTGATGCTTAAAATATTTTACGAAAAGGGGGCTTCCATATAATAGATTAAGTTTTGTATTAGTGCCCTGGGAGTACCGTATAACTACCCAGGGTGTTTTTACAGATCACTGTTATACGGTATATATTTATCAATTATTATCTGGGATATTTTTGCAAGTTCCGACAATAGCCCTGATTTATCTATTTTTGTATGTATGCTGTTAGGATTATTAAGATTGGATATTTCAAATTTGCACTTCGCAAAAGAATACCCCTGCATGTAGGTTTTAAATAATTTTTCAGTTTCTCCGCTTTCAAAAAAGGCATCTTCGCCATGGCTTTTACATCTATCCAGTCTAATCCCCGTTTTGCTGTTGTCTTTTTCAAATTGCTCAATTAGTTTATAAAATTCATTATCCCAGCTTTTCATTATTATCCTCCTTTAATTGCAATAGTTCTATCTGATCAGGGATAAATTTTATAGCGGCTTCCATTCTCCCAGCCAGATTGCAATTATATGTCTCATAAAAATTTCTGGATTTTTCCAAAACACTTTCAAATCGCATAGCATCAACACTATGCTGCGCGTATTCTTCAGCCGCTTCCTTCATACGATCAATTTCTTTTTCGTAATATTCTTTAATATTTTTTAATAGCTCTCTATCCATATTATATCCTTTTGCCTGTTGTCCGGCCAGGCTCCGGTAGTTGCTATAGCAGCATAACAGCAAGTATAATCGCGCTTGCAATTGCAATGGCTGATACAGCTAATTCCGATATTGTTTCAATGGTAATATTTCCCATATCTTTTTTGATTTCTTTTTCTTTAAAAGCATTGTCCATACTTATCCCCTTCTGTCTGTTAGTTGGTTATCCGGGCACACCGCGAGGAGGTAGACATTGCGCCCATTCCCGGCAGTGCGCCGGGTAGTGATTAAATATTATCGAGAAAATCTTGCATCCTGCACGTAGGACAATTAAAAGCATGATCCTGCGTGGATGTATCCGAACATTTTTCAAAGCTGCTCCAATACACATTGGATTGCCCTTGCCAATTATCGATAAATTTATGTATTGCGTGTTCTTTTCTCTGTGCGTTATTGATTTCTTTTATAGCGTTGATGGCCACATTGTGTACTGGCACATCTTGACTTTTTTGTTCATCGATTACAATTTTCCTTGCTATTATAAATATTTGTAGTTTCGTTTTCATTTCCTTTTCTCCTCTTTCAGCCTATCATCTTCAGTGCCAGGAGGCTATCCCTGACAGACCGGCAAGTTCCGGTTTTGATTATTTCCCGAACGCTGGGAATGTAGGATTTTTTAGAAATTCTCTACATTCTTCATCATCCTCAAAGCGTTCTTCTTCCAGGTGTTCGCTGCGTAACATATGTCTTTTTTCACGCTCTTCCTCGTCCATGAACCGCCCTCCACAGTCAGGACAAAACTTCTCATCCGCTGCGGTTTCCTCATGCGTTGGAACTCCGGTTGTTTCATGCCCGCAGTCTTCGCAATATTTTGTAACTCTCATATTATCCCCTTTGCCTGTTGTCCGGTCAAGCTCCGGGTAAAGATTATTTTTAAGCCGTTATTTTAGTCCAGCTTTGACCTAAAAAATATTGTAAGTTTATCAAAAGTTGTGATTCCTCTTCTATGTATTCACTTGCTCTTAAATTTTCATTAAAAGTATGAAACTTTTCTATTACCTGCATGAGCTGGTTATCGTCTTCTACATTTTCTATTGTTATGGAAGATGGATAATGACCTATCCCCATTTTATCCAAACCAAGTTCCGTAGCATTGTTTATATTTAAATTCTTCATATTAACTCCCCCTAAAGTTTTGCTAATCTTTTTCATTAGCTTATACATATAATATACATCTTATACGGTAATAAGTCAAGTATTTTTTACAAAAATATTTTTATTTTAATATTTTATGATTTGTCTGAAATCTTCTATTATATACTCAAAATTAAAATCTTTTCCGGTATTGACTATATGTACGTAGTATAGTATACTATAGTCAGGAGTACATACATATATGAGGACACCATTAATTACGCTGGCTGCTGCCAGTCCATACAGCTACGAAACGCTGAAACAAACCGCACGTATCCAGGAAATCGGAATGCTTATCAGTAATAGACGGTTTTTGACAAAAAAAGAGTTTTCACGATTATGTACTATAATGGAAAAAAAGCGTACTAATGGAAAGCCTGGAAAAAAAATAAAATATTATGAAAAAAACGCTTGACTTATTACCGTATAAGATGTATATTATATGTATAAGCTGATTAAAACAAATCAGCAACCTTGGGAGGTTAAAATGAGAACAAAATTAGACGGAAACTTAATAGAAATATCCGGTTGGGCAGCAAAAAAAATTACATGCTCTTTGTCAAAAGACACGACATTCACAACAATCAAGGAAACAGAAAAAGCGCTGCTGATATCCGATGGTGAATTTCAGGCATGGGTACCAAAAACAGCGGTTAAAAATATTAGCGTCTTGATTGAAGAGAAAAAACAATGTTTTAAAAAGTATCACACAGGAAAAACGTTACAACAAATTACCGAGGTTATTGGAGACGAAAGCGAATCATTGGGGATAACGCCAGAAATGGCGTACGCCTGGATAACAGAAGATCAAAAAACAAACTCTGAAGTCAAAGAGATATTCTCCATGATCGATGATCCCTCTGGTACCTCATATACTTATGAGGACTTGCTTGATCAAGTCAGGGAGTGCCCTGGATTTTCAAACCCCGATGAAGTATCTTTTATTGGAGACCAGGGCACAAAGTATACCGGACAAGAGTTGCTTGACCTGGTTGGCATGGAGAATGACTGCGAATAACTGACCGGGGGGGGATTATGCCCGATTAGTCTAACGGTAGAACGACAGGTATTTTCCAGGTTTTGTTCCTGCTAATAAGGGTTCGACTCCCTTATCGGGCACACATCGAACCCATTGCGCAGTATGGGGTTGCACGCCATGGATTGCGCCTTATGCGCATAAGGCTGTCCGGTTCGATTCCGGAGCGTGCAGTATTTTTTAGACCGCGTTATAAATTTTTTCTGCTGAACCGTGCGAAACAGACGGCGGTATCGAAATCACGGGATGCGAGTGGTCGCTAATTTGGCCATACTGATCAAGTGCTGGGAAAAACCACAGATCATAACCGGTGGATATTCACCGGTTATTTTGATAGGGTATATTTTGATTCCATAAGCGCGCCTACTGCCATAGTGTAGGATGGCAGGCGGCACACATCAACCCGCCGCCTTTTTATTTTGATGTGAGTGTAGGAATATTCCTACAAAAATGGCTCTTCTCCATTTCGTGTGGGTATAATTTTGGCACTTTCTTGATGTTTAGGAGGGGGGTGATAAGTATTATTGCTTTTCAATACCTATAATTCAGCATAATTTGCTACCTTCAAAATATTTTTGGCATTTTGAGATAATGAATCCAGATATATTTGGGGACTTTATTCGATTAATAGATTACATGCTTTATCTGTATCGTAATTTAAAAGAGATAAAAAGTTAGCAGAGCATGATTTTTATGCAGTATTATTGATATTTTAAGATAAAATTCATCCACACGAAATGGAGAAGAGCCACAAAAATATTTAGGAGGTTTTTCTGTGAAAAAACTATTTATTACACTTTTTTTAATTTTGTTTTCTGCGTCTATCATGGCGCAGACGATCATTGTTTCGGATTCAACAGTAACAAATCCATCCGGAGAAAAAACGCAAACCACGATCGCATCGTATGACGGAGGGGTATCCTATGTAGTGGTCACAAAGACCACAACTTCCGAAGGGTACCTGCTATACTGGTGTTGTGATCCGTACTGCACGGTAAGCATTGTTACGCCCCAGCCACCCAGTAGTTATAACACACCAGCGCTACCGACACCACCAGCACCGATATTTACACCGTCCATGAAGTATTACTGATCTCTGTCGAATAACTGGTGTTTGTTTATTTTTACGGTTGATTTATGTTGCACACTTCTATAGGCGATCGTGATATATACGGTGGGTTCGACTCCCACGTGTGCAAATCTTATGTAAATTTATAAAGGAAAAACAATGATAAGGTTATTGGTTTTTGATACAGAAACGACAGGTTTAGATGTTTCTAAATGTGGTATTATTGAAATTGCTTTTAAAATAATTACTTTAAAAGCGACAAGTTTTCATGATAATTTTAAACGCATAAATAGTGAGTCCCCCGTTAAGTCATTCAAAATGAATCCTGGTAACGTAGAGTTTAGCGAACAGGAGTTAGCCGTTAATGGCTATAGCAAAGATCAAATAAAAACATTTCCAGCGCTTAACATTGTTCAAAAAGAAATACGAACGCATTTAGCCTGTTATGTTGACCCATTTAGCAAAGATAAAATCCAACGTTTTGTGTTATGTGGACATAACGTAGGTTTTGATATTCCTTTTTTGTTAAAATTATGGGAACAAGCGGGGGATAAATATCCCTGGTCATTTTTTCAATCGGGAAACTTGATAGATACGCTCGCTTTATTTTCAGCCCAACAGGTTATTGGAAAGATTCCCTATACAGAATCCCGAAACCTTAAAACTATTGCGCAAACGTTAGGCGTTACATTTAACGAATCGCTTGCGCACGGTGTGGCGTATGATTGTGAAATTACTGCGCAATGCCTTATAAAACTGTTAGGGCTTTTGGAATAGTGGGGATAATGTGAAAAAGCAATCTTGTAAAAAATGCGGCTCTAATAATACAATACGCATGAAATATGGAAATACTCTTATAATGACTTTTTGCACAAGCTGCTTTGCATGTTTTAATCCTGAAAAAATAGAGCCGATTAAGAAAAACCAAAAAATATTTAATTTTGGTTTAATTCAATAAATATTTACTTGAATAAATATTTTTTATTTGCTATATATTTGGAATAGTAATAATAATTTTGTTGACCTACCCGGAGTTGCCGTAAGCAGGTTTAAAAAAGGAAAGCTAATGAAAACATATACACTGAAAGAAGCCGCTGCACTTGCGGGATGTTGTTATATGACAGCACAAAAAAATTGTCAAAACATAACCGAAAATGATGTAGGTGGAAAAGACATTTTTATTAAAGATAGACGTTATTTTATCACTGAAAAAGGGGTTACAATTCTTAAAAACAATATCAAGCCCCGTGGAAGACAACCAAAAACTGAAAAACAATATAAAACAAGACAAGCGAAAACAACAACAAAAACGCTTTACAAAAATGGCCGAAAAGGTTAGTATATTTTTAAGGGGGGAATATGGAATATAAATTTAGTTACAAACTGTCTGATGGTACAATTAAGGAATTGGATGTCAATGCAGGGAATGAAGATGAAGCACGTAGAATTGCAGAAGATCACATATGGACACATTTCAGATGTGCAAAAAGTGATTTGAAATTGATAGAAGATCAACCAGCGCCAACAGAAAATGAAAACCCAGTAACTGAAGGCGTAAGGGAAAATTTAGAAAATTCGGTTGTTCCTGAAATATTGGAACAACCTGCACCGCAGGCGCGCATTGAAAAGCCAGACCAACATCAAAAGGGCAAAAAGGGTAAATGAAAACAGAAGCCGAATTAATTGCGCAAATTCCAATATTTTTCGGTGAGTTCGTAGATCAAGAATCCGTGTTTGATGAATTCAGAATTTCCAGAAAAGAGTCAAAAAATGTAACTATACTATACGCTTGGTATGGAAAAGATGGAAGCAGGAGCGGGTCTTTTGTACTTTTTGAAAAGCATGGTAGTCTTTTTGAAGTGTGGGCATGTCACGGAAAAAGCTACGGCTTGGAATATCAATGGGAAATAGACACTTGTGATCTTGATAGGCTTCTATATGAAGCTACCAATGCCGAAAAAGCAGCGAAGAAAAAATGGAATAAGGATAAACCACAAAGATTACCTGGACTTTACCTTTTTCTTACCGGTGAAGAATTTGCAAATGGAGGCGCCTAGATGATATTAGGAACACGTGAAAAGGATTATTACATACAGACAAACAATGCAAAATATCCCTTGCTTACCTGTGGGTTTACATCGGCAGTTGGCGGGCTTTCTATTTGTGGATATGATTTATCTAAAATTCCAGGAACTGAAAAGCAGCCAGAAGACAAATTAACTGCAATCGCTATGACCGAAAGCAACTGGCCTGAATATTCTGAATACTTGCAAAAAGTTAGAAATGTTCAGATAGACTTTTTGCAAATTTTTAAGAATACAACGCCACCCTATGAATTCCCGCAATTAATTACGTATATCATAAATAAAATATTTGGTGAATATTCCACAATTTTTCGCTATGGTTGGAATAGTTTTGAAAAAATAAAACAAGAAATAGATCGGGGCAATACTGTAATCATCTGTGGAAATTTTACTCTTTCCGGGCATTATGTGCTTGTGTGTGGATATGAAGATAATAGTATCTTGATCATCAATGATTCATATCCGCCTAATTACAATTCAGGTGATGGGTACAATAAAAGTTATGTACAACTCACAAATAGAACATTATTAAAAAATCCTGATATGCGTGGTAAAATGGAAGAAATAAAAATCGATTCATATCAAATCTTGATTACGAAAAAAAGATTATATGAATAGATTTTTTTCCATATATCATATCTCAATGCTATCTCCAACGTAAGCCGGGTACCCTGCGCCCGGCTCTTTTTAAAATAGTTGTAATTGTATCAAGTATGTGATATATAATAAATAGGAGTAATAAAATGATAGAAAAGTTAAAAAGCTGGATATCTGAATCTTTACTGGAAATGGGCGCAAAATATCCAAATACAAACTATGTTATGTCCTGCATGATTATTGACCGTGAACTATCGGACAGTAATTTTTTACCAGGTGTTATGCCATCACTTGACAGGGCAATAATGGCATTTCCTAATTTTTTCGGGGTAGATAATAAATTGATTCTTATGCAAAAAATAATTGTAGCACAAATTATAATTCTTAATCATAGAATAAAGCATCATACTGAAAATTTATCTGAAAAAGGGATGCTTGTCATTGAACGTAAAAGTTGCCATAAACAATTGAAATCTACAGAATACAAATTGACATCCCTTGAGCAGGAATTGATCAAAGATTCTACTGAAGTATGGAATTGGGAAGAGCAAACCGAACCTGATGAAACCGATTGTAAAAAAGCGATTTAGTTTGCTTAAAGTGGCGGGGATTGTAAACATTTTTATTTTGTCCGCCCTTGTTTTATTAAATATTTTTCACGCTCTTACTATTTACGATTACAATTCAATTACTGCAATTGAGATTACATCCCTTGTGATTTTGTTGATAATTGCTATTATTAGTATCACTTTTCGCACTTGCATTGGATATGCTTATCTATATGCAGCTGCCGGATTATCTTGTGCTTATCTTTGTAAATATGATAATCCGATTGCAATTTTTTTTATCCTTTTTTCAATTGTCCTTTTTAATAATTTTTATGCAGAAGCTATTTTAGTTTTTTTACTTTGTGCATTAACTGCCATCAATTTCATATTCCATCATTACAATATTTTTTCATTTATCGGAACGATCGTACTATACATCGGAAGCTATACAGTGTATAAACTATTACTAGAATATGAAATTAAGAAACGATTGAAAGGTAACAATGGAAATGGAAAACAAGGATTTTGAAACACTATCGCAAATTATAAAAGCGCACATAGACCCGCTTAATGAAAACATAAAAAATATTTTAGCTTCCATAGATATAAGAGATAAAGAAATTCATATTATACAGGCAGAATATGCCAATCTTGACAAAAAAGTATGTTTAATCGAAAAAGAAATCACTCATAGCAATTCCAGAGTAGAAAAACTTGAAGAGATTTTTAACAGGTTTAAAAATGAGATAACAGAAAAAATAGAAAGCATCAGATATGATTTAACATCTTTCAGAGAATCAATCGTGAAGGCTATAGATGATAAAAAGCTAACACCTAAAATTTTCTTGCTTGCATTATTGGCAAGCCCGGCATTAACCCTATTGCTTAATAACCTAATCGATGCTATGAAAAAGATAAAACCTTAACTTTTTGCTTCTGTAAAATAATCTTTAAGTCCTGTCCGTAGCGTTTCTTTCCCTATTCCGAAATTAAGTTGTGTAACTTTTCCAGTAGTTTCAATCAATCCACAATCTAGGGCCGCAATAGTAATCTTTGAATACATGCTAGGTGGGATCCCCGCCCCCACCACTTCCCGGGAAGTACGGCCACGTAAAACAGTTGAGCCATTCACGCGCGCTTTAATGTAGTCATCAATATAATCGTCAATAGTTTTAATTGGCGCTTGCTGTATTGTTGTTGGAAAAGATTCAATTTTATTTTCCGTCCTTTCTTCTTTTTTATCAAAAATCCAGGAAAAGCAAAGAATAATACAACTTCCCATATCAATCAAAAATCCAAAAAGTATGGCAAGAAATCCTTTAAGTACCGGGTCAATCTCTCCAGAAGAGTTTGAAAATAATTCCTTTTTATTTGCATCCGCTCCCTGTTTAGCGTATAATGCTTTTTTTTCTTCAATTCGTGCGGTAAATTCTTTTTGTGCTTCCATTAACGCAGGTTTAATTTTAACATCCTTAATCCACCAGTTAGACTCAATATCATAAGCAGCCTGAAAACCGTCAACAGTTTTTTGCGCAGTTGCTATTTGTTGATTGACTATTTCAAGAGCTGGGTCACCCTGTATGCGTTTTTGTGCAGTATCAATGCGTATTTGCCGTGCATGATCACTTTTGTAATTCATGCCCACATAAGTCCCAAAAATTGAAGAGCCAAAAAAAATTAACCATACCGGCAGAAGTAACCAGGCAATTGCTTTTTTCGCACGGAATGCCCAGGCCAGCGTCTGAAATATGGAATCCATAAGGCAGACTACAATTATAGAAATCAAAACAGAAAAAAATTGATTGAAACCCCACCAGATGAAAAAATCAATATTAAAGTAAACACTCACCGCCATTATTAAAAAAGCAGCAAGCATGATTCCGGATTTTCGCAATAGTCTAATTTCCATAGACCTTTCTTCTATATATTACATTGCCGTTTCTTATTGTAATCATTTTAATACTTTTGCGTAATCCGCCATATCCCATAACTTTACAAAATATAATATCACGAACTTTTTTTACTTTTGAAAAAATAATTTCAGCCCGTTTTTTTCCATAAAATGATTTATACCATTTAAGACTTTTTTTTAATTCTTTGGAAGTTTTACAGAAATACTCATTTAGTGTAATTGCCTTTTTAGTTCTGCGCTTATTCAATTTCCTTTCTCCATTCAAGATTTGCAATCCGTATATTCTCATAGCGCGGAACCCTTACATTTTTTATTATATCCCAGGCAATTAACTTTTTCTCTTCTATAATTTTTAGGTAGTAATATAATTCTGGAAAACTTTTTTTTATATCTTTCCCTTTCAATTTTCTTTTTATGTCCGTCACAGTCACGCCGTCATTGGTTCTGGACAAAATTTCTATAGCTTCTAAAATTTCACATATCCGCGCTTTTGCCGTTTTTTCTTTTTCTGTAAATGTCATGTTTCACTCCTGATTTAATAGTATAATTATTAAAATAATATGTCAATACTCTAAAATAATATTTAAAACAATATTGACAAAATAATTGTGATATGATATTATTAAATCGGAGGTTATGAATGGAAACAAAAAATTTAGCGAAACAAGAAAAAAATAAAAATGAGATAACGGAAACAACTATAAAGAAATATTTACAGGCAATGGGATTGGCAAACAAGCTAACAGATAATGAAACACTGCAATTTATAGAAATTGCGAAAATGAGTAATTTAAACCCATTTAAAAATGAAATATACTGTATTAAATACAACTCAAAAGATGGTGATAAGCTTTCTATTGTTACTGGTTACGAAGTATATTTAAAGCGTGCTGAAAAATTGGGCACCCTGGACGGATGGGAATGTAAAACGGTTGGGAATGCAAAAGATGGAACTTTAAAAGCAGTTATTACTATTTTTAGGAAAGATCGCTCAAAGCCGTTTGTTTGGGACGCCTCTATAAAAGAATATAATCAAAATCGTAATTTGTGGCTTTCAAAGCCGGAAACTATGCTAAAAAAGGTTGCAATTGCACAAGCTTTTCGGTTATGTTTTCCTTGCGATTTTGACGATCTGCCATATATTGAAGATGAATTGCCTAACAATATGATACGAAATTTTAATGATGACATAAAAAATAAATTGTCAAAAAATCAGCAAGAGCCTATTGTTAGTATTTTAGACCCAACCGCAAAAGAGTTACAAACAATTCAAGGTGATTATTCCGAATCGATAGAAACTGAATCGGACGATCTTAATATTGATTTTGACAAAAAGCTTAAGGAATTGAAGGAAAGCAATGCGGTTAAAAATTTTTCTATCAATAATTATTCTCTTGGTGTTGCACTTATAAAGTGCATTGATAATATTTTAGAAGAAAATGCACCGGAATATTTTCAGGAATCCTGTCTTACGATTGCCGATCTAATATCTATTCCTACTGAAAATACATCTGAACAAAAGAAAAACCTACTTTTATTTTTTGCGACTGTCCCTAAAATTAGATCAAACATTGATTTATTCGATCAAATAGCAAACATAGCTAAAAATAATAACTATGATGCGATGACTAATATTATTAATGCTTGTAGAAAATTATTAAGGTAGGAAAAAAATGATGAAAAACCATTTGAAAGAATTAAAGATAACAAAAAATTATAAAAGATTAGAAGATGTTGAGCTTAAAAGCTTATCGCGAATTAATATTATAGCCGGCGCGAATGGAGTAGGGAAAACTGCACTTTTAGAAATGATTAACACATTTCCGGGTACCGTAATGCAAAATGGGTGCAGGTGGATTGAAAAAAATAAAGATATTTTAGAATCATCGATAGGCGGAATATTACTTATAGATGATTTTGAAATTCATTTACACGTCGAAGTAATTAAAAAATTTGTTAATATGGTTATTAATGCTGTTAAAAAATACAAGTTACAAGTTTTTGTAACTTCTCATAGTAAGGAATGCATTGATGCTTTTTTTAAACAAGCACCATATCCCAATTTTTGTTCGGCGTATGCTCTGATAAAAAGGAATAAAACAATTGTTTTAGAACAGTTTACCGGCAGCGAGTTTTTAAAGTTGTTAAAAACTGGCAATGTAGACTTGAGGCGCGCAAGATGAAACCAGACTGGAAAGATGCGCCAATTGGGTGAATTGTTTAGCACGCAACCTAAAAAATTATGAAAAAAGGAGTAAATAAATGGAATTATCAATTATAGAATTACAAGCATTATTAAGAGCAGGAAATGAACAAGAACAAAACATAAAATCAGAATATATCGGGAATTATGTTATTTGTAGAACATATTCAGCAGGAGTCCATGCAGGAATTTTAAAATCACATAATAGTAGATCATGCGTTTTGCATGATTCTCGCAGAATTTGGTATTGGGAAGGAGCCGCGTCATTATCTGAAATGGCAATGTCAGGAGTATCAAAACCTGATAAATGTAAATTCCCTTGTGCTGTGGATTCAATTTGTCTAATGGAAGTTATAGAAATAATTCTTTGTACAGAAATTGCAGAAAAATCTATAAGGGGCGTTCCAGTATGGACAATAAAATAAACACCGGCAACGGCTACGGCAACGGCTACGGCAACGGCAACGGATACGGCTACGGCAACGGCTACGGCAACGGCTACGGCGACGGCGACGGCAACGGCAACGGCGACGGCAACGGCTACGGCAACGGCTACGGCAACGGCTACGGCAACGGCGACGGCACTGGCGACGGCTAAATATTTGATTTATGATAATATATAAATAGATAAAGGAGATGCCACAATGAACCTACTAAAACTACTTCACTTTGCTGATTTGCATTTCTCCCCAGGCCGTGCGGATACTTGCTTTAAAATTCTTGAATTTATAGGACAGCAAGCACAAGAAAATAAAATTGATGCCATCATTTTTTCCGGCGATTTATGTGAAAAGGCATTGCTTAACTCATATAGCCATTACTTGCCACAGCTGCAAACCGCGCTTACCAAAATTGCAATTGTGGCGCCTATCTTTATGATATATGGCACAGACTATCACGACCCACCCGGAAGCCTAGAAGTATTTAGCAATAACACGAATAATATACATATTGTTAGACCAAACATTCCTTATGGATACAGAGAATCTTTTTTTTATTATATTCCAGACGTAAGGCCAGAAACTATTAAAGGAAACACAGGAAAATATTATGATCAATTATGTATTTCATATGCAGCCCATAGAAAAGAGCATCCAAATAATTATGCGATTGTCATAGGGCATGGCAGCGTATTAGGTGCAGATCCCATGTATTGTGGGAAAATAAGAGAAAGAGGAGCCGTTAGCGAACAACAGCTTGCAATTATACATGCAGATGCTTATTTGTGGGGACATGAACACCATCCTATTGATTTTAAAAATATACCAGGCGGCTACGCAGGAAGCTTTGCGCAATCCTGGAAAGAACTTGATTACAAGCCAAGGATAGGGATTGTTACAATTGAAAAACCTGGCATATACAAAAGAGAAGAAATCGCAATTCCTTTTATACCAAAAAGAATTAAAATTGAATTAAGCTTTAAAAATATGTTGAATGTAATCGAAATAAGAACAAACATTAAAAATTCCATAGTATGGATAGAAAGGGAAAAGCAAGGGACGATCACCAAACAAGATTTAATCGACGCAGGCGCGCATCCGGATAGCATTGTCACCACAAAAGCAGAACCCCGGCAGCCAATACGCAATGCAATAATCCACACCCTTAATACTTATCGCGATCTATACCAATCATACAAATCGGATGCAACAGAAAAAGAATTGGAAATTTGCGATGACATCCAGCGTGCAGAAACAAACCAGCAAACCTCTTCAGAGAAAAGAAAAATTGTACTTAAACATTTGTACATCAAACGGCTTAAACAATTATTTGATGAAACCGGAAAAGAAGAGTTTGAAATTGATTTTGATAATTGCCGGGGATTAACCGGAATCATAGGCCGGGGTGGAATTGGAAAAACTTCTATACTATTGTGTATTCCTCCTCATACAATCAGTATGGCGCAGGAAAATTCTATTAGCAGTATGTTTGAGCATGGCGGATTTATTTTTAGCACCTGGCTTGTTAATGAACAGCTTATTGAAACAAAAAGAATATTTTCCGTGACAGCAGCAAGTAAAACAGAAACCGCTTATCAGATTTCTATTCAATGTGCAATTGAAAAAAGCGCATCCGGGTCAAGAGAAAATTATGATAGATTTGTCAATGCGATGTTTGGCAGCCCCCGGATGTTTGCGCTTACAGTTTTTAGACCACAATTCCCATGTTATACGGAATATCAAGAGCACCCCATCAATCCCGATTTGTTCACTTTATCCAATTCGGATTTCAAGAGTATAATATCTGAATTAACTAATTGCTCAAAAGACTTTGCATGGAAATACTGTATGGGAAATACAAAAGAAGCGGAAAATGAAAAGAGAAGAGCCAAATCAAGGTTAGATTATTTTCTTGAGGAGTCACAAGAGCAGGCTATCGAAAAAATCTGTGAGATAATGGAAAAGCAAATCATAAATTTAGAAAGTGATCTTTTTTCAATTGAAAAAAAAATTAAACAGCTTGAAAATGAATTAAAATCTTTTCAAACAGCAGAAACAATCATGCGCGCGATGAATGAAAATAAAAAAGCAAGTGAAACCATTAAAATGCTTAATGCACAAAATAACACTCTTAAGGCAGGCTGTGAAAGATGTGGGTATATAAACGATGCTACAAAAGAAATTATAAAGTCCAATGACAATGCGATTAAAGATTTAAAAGAAAGCATAACGCAAAAAGAAAAAATAATTTTTGAAAAAAAACATCTTTTTCCTGAAAACTGTACAGATTATACTGAATCCGATTTCAAGCAATTAGTGCTTAATGCTGATTGTGATTTAAAAGAAACAAAAGAACAATATTTTTTATGCTCTACAAGAATAAAATCTCTTCAAGATGATTATAAACGCATACAACAGCTTAAAACTCAATTAACAATAGACCAGGCTGCTGCACAAGCTCAATACAATACTACATCCTCAAATTTAGAACTATGGGAAGGCATGACAAAAGCCTGGCATCGTGACGGGATTCCGGCTATGATCTTGGAAAATGTGGCACCTGAAATTGATCAGATTGTTAATGATTTACTTGATCAATACTATCCGCGCATTCAAATAATGACCAGCACGCTTAAAGGAAACAAGGAAAATTTCCATATCGACGTGTATAAACAATCAACAGGCCGCATCTATCCATTTAGTGCACTATCTGGTGAAGAGCGAAATTTTTTAGATGCTACTTTTCGGGAAGCTTGCCGCCGCATTTATGAACGGACGGGGAATATTATTTATAACTTTACCATTGATGATGAACCCGATAGCTCCATAGGAGAGGATGCGCTTTTGGATTTTTGGGATATGAAACGAGAATTGGCAGAACGGGCAGGAAGGCTTAATATTTGCGTAAGCCATTCGCCAAATGCAAAACAGGCTTTTACTAACACCATTGTTTTAGAATCTTTATAATCCATTTATAACCAGCCCGGGGAAACCCGGGCACTTTTAGAGGAGTAAGTATGAAACAAATTATTTTAAAAGATGAAACAATTAAAATTACTGAATGCGGGAATTGTATTTTTTGTTCCCCTATGGCAGAGGAGCTATTTTGCACAATTTTTGAATTAAATAACAAAGAACATTATACAATTAAAGGAACCGAAATACATTCTGACTGTAAATTGCAGAATTATGTAGAGCAAAAAGTTATTGACTTTATAGAATTGACATCAATTAGTTTAAGCGAAAATGGAGCTGTTGGGGTTGCAGGAATCTTTTTGGGTTGTAGAGATTGTAAGCAAAGTGTTCTTGACTGCAATTACGCGGAAAAGTTTTTAGATTCCGGTGAAAAGTCGGCTGATAAATGCCTTGGATTTATAATGAGAAAATAGGAGGGGAAAGGGTGAAAAAAAATTGTGATCAGGAGCTTAAAAAAATTAAGGGAATTATTGAAACTTGCATGACAAAGCAGATCGATTTGCAAATGTACCCTATCGCTATAATTGATAGCATGACGAGAATGCACTTGGAAATAGAGTGTTATCAAAAAAACAGATTAAAATTGCAGGAGTCAAAATGTCAAAATTAAAATCTATCGATCAAAAATTATTTAGGCGCAGGATGCGCATTACTGCAATCTTAAGCGCGTTGATTTTTTTATTTTTTTTCGCTATGGTGTATGGTGTATATTATACTTTATATAACATAACAAATAACATAATCGCAAGCACAGTATTTATTGCTATTATTATAGCGATAGGTTGCATGTGCATAACAATGATCTATTCTCAAATTCCCTGGGACGCCTACGATTCAGCATATAATATGTCAACCGTTGAGCAAAAAAATAAAATTTCAGTTATGGTATCTGTATTTAATGCTTATTCAAAAAGTAGAGCTATTGAAGAAAAAAAATCAGAGCATGAAGTGCTTACCATTAATACAGGCATAGAATCATGCGAATAATGATATTTTCTTTATTCATAGAATTTTCAAGCTTGGTGATTTCAATCATCTACCTAATCGCTTGTATTCAGAAATATAAATTAACTAATGATAGCTTTGCAAAGCGCGGAATAAAAATAATTTATATTTTTATTATAGCATTAATTGTATGTATTTTTTTAACGATTATTAGGAGATAAAATATGAAAGTTAAAGTTTCTTTTTTAGTTGAATGTGATAACCCTGATTATAAGTTAGATATCGATTATATTAAAAGTAGGTTTAGGCAAGTATATGCGCATATACATCCCCTAAAATTTTTTTCTAATCTTCAATGTGATTATTTAAAAGATATTAAAATTGACATAATTGATTACACGCTACCCATAGAAAAAAAACAATTTGATAATTCTATAAAGCATGAAAATTATGAAATAGTTGAAAAGGAAATACTTGATAAATTAAAAGGATTATTAAATAATTTAATAGAATATGATAAAGAATACAATAAACAAGCAGCATTACACCTATTAATAACTTATATTAATGAGCAAAAATATATTATTGAAAACGAAATAAAGTATATTTTTAATTTATCAAAATGGGAAAAAGAAAAAATAGAAAAAATAGAAATTGAATCTAATTGTAAACCTTTTGAAATTGAATTAGATAAAATACAAAAAGCAATAATAAATAATATGCAAAAATTAATTTTAGAATTTATTGCGTACGATAGAAAAAATTATGATGGGGAACATCTAAAAAAATTTTTAGAAATTGTAGACAATAAAAAAATCCCATTCAAAGAATGGATAGCAGAACTTGATAACGGAGAAATAAATAATGGGTAAAGGAGAAACTGCAATTGATAACGAAATTGAGGATGTCATTGATAAGTGGCATCTCAAGCATTGGCGCAATCAAGTGTTTAGTGGACGTGTAAAAAATGGATGGCTCAACACTGGCACGCCTGGCCTTCCCGATAGATCGGTTATGCTTTGGGATGGCAAGACATTGTATATCGAGGTGAAGCGACCAGGAAAAGAATTGTCTATCGATCAAATAGACTTCCGGGATCACTGCAAAAAAATTAAAGCTCCCTGGATGCTTGCGGAAAGTGCCGATGATGTGCATCGATATCTGTTAAATTATTATAAGAGGTATAAAATAAAAAATGAGCATATTTGATTTAATCATGGAAAAAATAAAGGAAATTAATAAAAGGATTGAACTTGCATTGATTATGGGAAATGAAGTTGATCACGAAAAAGCAAAATTATTTTTAGCTGAAATTAAAAACGATATCCAGAAAATAAAAAAAGAGATTAAGTATTGAATAACATTTGTTATAACATAGATAATATGCTTTTTATGCGCAATAAACCAGATAAATATTATGATCTTGCTCTAATTGACCCGCCTTATGGAATTAATTGGACAGAGCGAATTCAAAAAAAAATAAATACTGTTGCCGGAAAAAAAGCGCAGGCTCGTGTAGGATATAAACAGCATACATATAAGGAATGGGATAAAAAGACACCTACAAAAGAATTTTTTGATGAAGTGCGCAGAGTAAGCAAAAATCAAATTATATGGGGCGGCAATTACTTCACTGATAAATTACCAATTTCCAGGTGTTGGATTATATGGGATAAGTGCGAAGAAAATTTTACAGCCATATCAAATGAAATGGCATGGACAAGCTACGATAGGAAAATTAAAATTTACCACCTGCCCCATTGGACTGAAAAAGGTTTACAAGATAAAGGCGGTGCTATCCATCCTACAAAAAAGCCGATTATATTGTACAAATTTATTTTGCAAGATTTTGCGCAGCCCGGTTGGAAAATTTTGGATACAGGAGTCGGCAGCGGTTCCATTCGCATAGCCTGTTATGATCTTGGATTCGATCTTGATTGCTGCGAGATAGACAAAGAATATTTTGATAGTCAAGAAAAGCGCTATCAAGTATATGTGAAAAACAATTTAGGAGTACAAGAAATGTTTCCACATGAAATAAAACAGGAAATTTTTAAGAAACAAGGCTTGATATTTAATCAGGAGGAATTATGAGTTTATTGGTATATTTTATATTTGCGTTTACTATTATTATTATTATAGGTCTTTTACTTTTTTTTGAAATGAGAATACCAGAAATAAAATATGGTGGTTCTGATTCTCAACCAGAACCACCACCTGTACCACGATTTCCAAACCATGCTAAAAATGAATGCATTTTACAATGCTGTAAGGAAGTGAAAAAATGATAGGAATTAATCTTGATTATTTTAAGTGTAAGAAATGTATTTACTATAGCAAGGAAAGATTCACAGTTATTAGAATTACTGGAACTTATTGGACAAATTGCAAAAGGGATATTGATAATGAACGGATACTTATGAAAGATCGGAAGAGCACACGTCT